ACTAGCCGAAAAACTCGGAAATACTGGAAAGCGTAAAATCGGGCCAATATCAGCCGTAGCGGTTGCTGTTCAGGAACGGCCAGAACCGCCAACCGGTTTACGATCTGGCGGCGTTTGCTTGTGGGAGACCGTGACACGATCGGCGGCGGCGTGGATTAGTGAAAGTGATTTAGCGGAGCTGGAGCTTTTGTGTCGAGCACAGGACCAGTTCAACGAATCCACTAGACGGATGGAGCTTGCAGAAGACGACGACCTTTTTTTAAAATACAGTTTGGAATGTCGTAAATTGATTGACGTGATGCGGCCGTTGTTCAGCTCTCTTGGACTTAATCCGGTAGCAAGAAGTAAGCTAGGGCTTACCGTGGCCGCTACCAGAGAAATTAACAGCAAGTTAAGCGCATGGATGTCCTAACTAAAACGGCTGACTCAGTAACCAGTTTCATAGAAACGTTTTGTAAACATCATCGGGGAGATTTAGCCGGGCAAACAATCGAATTGAGGCCGTTTCAAAAAGAGATCATTAACGGACTATTTGAAACAAAAAGGAATGGCTTGTGGAAAAACCGACACTCTCTTGTTATGTTGCCACGCAAGAGCGGAAAATCAGAATTATTAAGCGCTATAGGTTTATGGGCTTTGTTAGGTTCTGGAGAATGGGCACCTGAAGTTTATTGCGTAGCAGGATCAAAGGATCAAGCAAAAATAGTTTTAGACAACGTAAAAAACATGATCGCCGCAGAAGAAGAACTATCTAACGCTTTAGAGGTTTACAAGGAATCTATTTATTGTCCGCTAAATTCTGGAGTGTTTCGTGTTTTAAGTTCTGACGGGCGTTTGGCTCACGGCCTTAATCCTACGTTTAGTATAATTGATGAAACGTGGTGCCACCCTGACGGTGAATTGACAGAGGCTTTATTGTCAGGTTCTGGCGCACGAAAACAATCAATGGTAGTCCACATAACGACACCGGGCAGCGGCGACGATTCTTATTTGTGGCAGCTGGTCGAGTATGACAAACGTGTTAAAGCCGGGGAAATTGTAGACCCTACCTGGTGGAGCTGGTGGCAAGAACCACCGGCCGCCGTGGACTACTTAAGTGTTGAAGCGTGGCGATACCATCCGGCGTTCGGTGATTGGGTAACAGAAGAATATCTACAATCTCAGGCGCTGCAGTTACCAGAAGGCGAGTTTAGGCGTTTACATTTGGGCCAGTGGACAAAAAGTCGAGAGCAATGGTTAGGCGCCGAAGCATTTGAGGCGTGCCCTAACGGCGACATTAAACCGGGCGACGAAGTAGTTTTTGGTGTAGACGCATCTTTTACAAACGACTCCACCGTAATAGTTGCAGCGACAACCGACAAGCGTTTAAAGATTTTAGAAATATGGGAACGGCCCTTAGATGCTGATGAGTCGTATCGGGTGCCACTAAATCAGGTTACGCAACGGTTGCAGGAGCTGATAGAAGAATATAAACCGAGAGCCTGTGTTTATGATCCTTTTGCTTTACAGCACGCCATGACCGAAATATCAGATATTACCGGCGCTTTATTAATCGAGTTCCCGCAGTCCCCTAAACGTATGGTTCCGGCGTGCTCTCGTTTTGCGGAGCTAGTGTTAACACGCCAGCTTTACCATGACCACTCACCAGTCTTAACCCGACATATTGCGAACTGTCACACGAAAAGCGACCGGTACGGCGTACGTGTTACAAAAGAACACCGTGGAAGCAAACGGAAAATTGACGCAGCTGTAGCCGCTATTATGGCGCTAGAAGTCGCTGCTACGTTAGAGCCTGTAATCGTGCCACCTACACCGAAAATCTTTTAATGTCTATAATCGGATCAGCTCTACAAATAATAGCTATTCTCTCAGCGGGTTTATTCGCCTATAATATGGGTGGGACATCGGCGGCCGGTCTTATCGGTTGCGTTGCCTTATTATTTTGTGGCCTTATTTTGGAACGTGGGCGAATGTGATAAACAAGCTTTTAAATCGTAAAACACAAAACCGAGCAGATTTAACGGGCGTGCAAATACCGCCTAGAGGTTTTGCGACTCAGCCGCTAACCGGAGCTATCAACGTAGACCAGTCAACAGCTTTAACTATTCCTACGTTGTGGGCATGCGTAAGCCTAATCTCAGATTCTATCGGTTCTCTACCGTTCCACGCTTACCGTTCCGGCGAACTGGTGTTACCGACTCCTAAGCTTTTGGAGCAACCAGACCCGACAAAAACCCGTATGGAGTCAATAGCCGAAATAGTGCAAAGTCTGCTACTAGACGGTAATGCTTATATCTTACTAGCTGACCGGGACATAAACGGACACGCCCAAGCGGGCATAGTGTTAGACCCGGCGTCTATCGATATTAGAACGAGTAGAGAAGGTGAACGACTGTACGCAATAAATAATAGCCAGTTAAATGCTGAAGATGTATTACATATCCGAGGCTTAACTCCACCGGGTAGTGAGTTTGGGATTGGTGTAGTGGCGGCGCAGCGTAGAGAGCTATCTATAGCGGTAGCTAATCAGCAAATGGCCGGTGACCTCTATATGAGTGGGGCCTTACCTAACGGCGTTTTACAGTCAGACACAGAACTTACACGGGACGAAGCACAAGACCTTAAAAGCGCTTTCGTGGCGGCGCACGGCGGCAGACAAAGAAGCCCGGCCGTACTTTCAGCCGGTATCAGATACCAACCGTTAAGCCTGTCACCAAAAGACTTAGAATTTATAGATAGCCGCATAAACTCAGCTAGAGAAATTACAACAATGTTTAGAGTACCGGCGCACATGGTCAACGTGCCTTCTGAGGGTTCGAAAACGTACAGCAATGTGACGCAAGACAGCTTAAATTTTGTTCGGTTCTGTTTGCGTGGCTGGCTCACAAGAATAGAGCAAGCTTTCACAACAGAGCTACCTAGAGGACAAAAAGCCAAATTTCAAATGGACGCACTGTTAAGAGGATCAAGAAAAGAAAGATACGATAGCTACGCCATAGGCATAAACGGCGGATGGCTCACCATAGACGAAGTGAGAGATTTAGAAAATATTAATGGCCGAGACGTAGCAACAGACGACCTCAACTAGGGGAGATCATGTTAGAAAACCGGATATTAGAGCTATCAGATTTAGAGATACGGGAAGACAACGGAGAACACCACATTATTGCACTTGTGGCGCCGTGGCACGCAACGTTTGATACTGGGCAGTACGTCGAGCGTTTAGGCCGTTCAGTGTTTGATAAAAGCATTAAGGAGCGTGGCTCAAAGATACCTTTGATGCACGGACACGACCGGGAACGGTTCCCTATCGGCATGGCGGGGAGCTGGTCAAACGACAACAACGGCTTAATAGCAGATTTTAGGATGGCACCTACAGAGCGCAGCGCCGAAGCGTTAGCGTTAGCAAAAGACGGGTACGTAACCGGGTTTAGTGTGGGCTTTCATCCGGTGCGCAGTTCGGAAAGTAAACAAGACGGACGCCGACAGATAACACGCTTAGAAGCCAAACTAGATCACGTTGCGCTTTTAACCTCACCGAACGAACCGGCCTACGGGGACGCACAGCTCGTTATGGCTAGAGCTTTTAACGCCGACGATAAAGAACAAGCGCCTATGCTAGCTAAATGGCGCCATTTAATGAGTAGCCAAGATTAAACCTATGGCAAAAATTGTTTGTGTCTATGGGCCGCCGTGTGCAGGAAAAAGCACCTACGCAAAAAACATTTTGAGGCCCGGAGATCTAATTATAGAACGGGACCGCCTCCACAGCGCTATCAGTGGGCTAGAGTCACACGATCACACGCCGCACGGCATGAAAGCGACAAACGCCGCTGTGCGTGGCATATTGCAAGAGTTAGGGAGTTTGCAAACACCGCAACAAATAGTATTTGTGACCGGTGGGAGCACAAAACAACGCCGACAACCGTTTGTAGACGCAGGCGCAGAAATGAAACTAATTTATGCAGACCGGGCAACCTGTCAACAACGGGCCGAAACCGAACGGCCTAAACAATGGGCCAGCTATATAGAACGGTGGCATGACGCACACGAAGCAGACATTAAGCCTAGAATCTGAATTAATAAACTGATACCATATTTACAAACGCCGCCTGAGCGCCGATCTGATTCACCCTCTGGCACCTTTGAACCAAACAAACGTGACCAGAAAGAAAACTATGCAACTCCTTAATCAGTTGATCGAAGAGCGAGCCGAAATCGGCGAAACTCAAACCTCTATCGTTACCCGAGCAGCAGAAGAAGCCCGGGATCTAACAGAAGTAGAAGACAAAAACCTAAGTGACCTACAAGCCCGCTCACTCACTCTTGACAGTCGAATAGCAGAGTTGAGACAAATCAAAGAGCGAAACATGGCAGCCGAACTTATGAAAGCAGAAGTTAAAGCTATGGGCGGACAAGAAACCGAAACCAAGTCTGTAGGCGGCGCAATCGTACGCAACGAACCCCTTACCTACTCTCAAAATCGTGCGGACCATTCGTTTTTTAACGACGTGTTTGCTGCATACATTGTGAAAGATCGAAACGCTGAAGACCGTATTAACCGTCACCAGCAAGAAATGGCGATAGAAACAAGAGCTGGCGATACCGGATCCTATAGCGGGCTTGTGGTACCTCAGTACTTGACAGATCTTGCGGCGCCTCTCGCTAGAGCAGGGCGACCATTTGCGGACCAATGCCGAGCGCTACCATTGCCTGATTCTGGCATGACCCTTAACATTAGTCGTGTAACAACTGGAGCAACCGCAGCCGTGCAAGCTAGCGAAAATAGCGCAGTTTCAAACACCGATATAGACGACACGTTGCTTACCTCCACTATTGCTACCGTGGCATCTGCTCAGCAGATCAGCCGCCAAGCAATGGAACGGGGCACCGGAGTAGATGCGCTTATAACAAGCGACATGGTTGGCGCAATGGCAACGGTGCTAGACAACCAACTAATAAACGGTTCCGGGTCATCCGGTCAACTGCTCGGTATCTCACAGGTCTCAGGCATTAACTCTGTCACGTATAACGACAGTAGCCCAACAGTGGCGGAACTATACCCAAAACTGCTAGATGCTATTCAGCAAATAAACACCGGCATCTTTCGAGCACCTGATTTAATCGTAATGCATCCAAGACGTCTCGCTTATTTGCAAGCCGCAGTGGATACCACAGGGCGCCCAATCGTGTTGCCTATCGCCAACGTTCCACAAAACGCAATGGGCACCGGCCCAACAACGGGCTACGGCAACAGTGGAACACAGATAGCAGGTATCCCAATCGTTACCGACGCAAACGTAAGAACCGACCTCGGAGCCGGAACCGAAGACGCAATTTATGTGGTGTCAAGTGGCGACATGCTTTTGTTTGAAGATGGCTCACCTATGTTTATGAGGATGGACGAAACAGCTGGACTAAACCTCACGCTGTCACTTGTCGCCTACTCATATGTCGGTTTTGTTCCTGGTCGCTATCCAAAAGCAATTAGCGCAATTGTCGGAACTGGTCTTATTGCCCCTACATTCTAGGCTGATTTAGACGGCGGGTGGAGATCCACGGCAGGCCCACCACCCGCCGTTCTATGAAAGGTACATATGGACTCATTCGAACGATTAGCAGAAAAACAAGCAGCTAGCCGAATACAAAAAACTAAGCAGGAGCCAGCAAAAAAGGCGCCCGCAAAAAAAGCAGCGGCTAAAAAGTAAATGCCGAACTACACGACACTAGCGGACGTCAAAGCCAGCCTAGGTATACCTTCCGGCTCAACCGGCGAAGACACCTATATAACGGCGTCTATTAATGCCGCAGAGGCCGAGATAGATAACTATTGCGGTAGGACGTTTGTAGCTGACGGCGCCGCTAGTTCTCGTGTATTTCAACCATACGACGGAGTAAAAGTTCTTATAGACGACTTTTACACCGCTACCGGTTTAGTAGTAAAAACCGATACATCTAACGACGGCACTTATGCCACAACTTTAACTATTGCAAGTGATTTTATTTTTAACGGAAACGCCGCACCCTACAACATTCTTTACAACGTGTCTGGCACATTCCCCCGCTACTTAAACGCCCGACCAACCGTGCAAGTAACAGCCAAATGGGGCTACGAGGCAACAGTACCGGCGGCAGTGTCACAAGCCGCTTTAATTATGGGCGCACGTTTGTTTCAGCGGCGCAGCTCACCTCTAGGAGTAATGGCCGGAGTAGTAAACGATTTTGGACCTATCAGAGTTAACAAGCTTGACCCGGATTTTAGAAGTTTGCTAGCCGGGTTCAGGCGTTTAGGTGCAGCATAGTGGCCGACTATTCAGCAATAAAAACAGGTATTAAAACCCGGTTAGACACCTTAAGCGATTTACTTGCCACGTTTGACACAGTACCGGATACCGTTTACCCGCCGGTTGCTGTAGTGGTGCCTAGATCACCAGAAGTAGAATATAACGTATCTATGGGAAACTCCGCCCATAATTCAATGCTTCAGCGTTTTAACTTTGATGTGCTGATTTTGGCGGGCCGTTTTAATTCCGAATATAGCCAAGACGCTCTAGACGCATACGTAAGCGGCACAGGCTCGGTTTACAACGCCATAGCGGCGGACAGGCAGCTAGGCGGCACCGTGTCAGACTGTCGTATTACTAGAATGTTAGACTACGGGCAGATAGTATTAGGCGAAGGCGAGTTTTTAGGCGCACGGTTCGAGCTGGAGGTTTACGCCGTATGAGCTACGAAGTTATTGGAGATGCAAAGATTTTAGGGCAAGAAAAAGGCTCTAAGATTACCAAAAAATCCCTTGAAGAACACGGCGCTAATATCGCCGCTTTAATCGAGGGCGGCCATATAGCCGACACAAAAACAATTAAGGAGTCATAAAAATGGCCGTATACATGAGCGATGATTTAGCAATAACTATTAACGCCGTTGATCTTTCTAACCACGTTACTAGCGTGACGTTTAGCGAGATCGCCGACGAGCTGGAAACCACCGCTTTCGGGCAGTCGTTTCGGTCTCGTATCGGTGGCCTTAAAGACGGAAGCCTTGACGTTGACTTTAATCAGGATTTTGCAGCGTCAAACGTGCAAGCCACAATTAGGACACTACTCGGAAGTGTGACGGTTATAACTCTTAAACCGACTAGCGCTTCAGTGTCAGCCACTAACCCGTCGTACACGTTTAGCGTTCTTGTGACCGAATGGCCTACGTTTGGTAACGCAGTCGGAGAACTCGCCACAGCATCTGTGTCATGGCCTATAACGACCGCTGTAGTAGAAGCGACTAGCTAAAAAGGATAAAACAATGCTGCGAGCACAAATTAAAGTGACATATTTAGATGGTCGAGTTGTCGAGTTTGACGGCAAGGGGCGTTTATGGATCGATTTTGAAGACAAGTTTGATATTTCGATTATGGAACTTGAAGCAAAAATGCGAATGAAACACATCTGGTGGCTCGGATATCAGTGCGCTAAAACTGAGAAGAAGCACGGCGGCGTTGAGTTTGATCCGTGGGCTGACGGTGTGGAAACCGTAGAATTCGAGGTTGATGACAACCCTTTAGACGAACGAGTTACGCCTACCAGTTAGGAGTCCTAGCAATCGCTACCGGCCAGTCGTTAGATGTTTTGATGGACGCACCGTCTTTAATGGTTTTAGGGCTGTTAACGGCTCACAACGAAAAAATAAAAGCAGAAGAAAAGGCGGCGAAACGTGGCAAGGCAAGGTAGGCAAACAGACCAAATAAAAATTGTTGGTCTTAAACGTGCCATGCGGCTAATGAAAGATTTAGACGGAGATTTTAAGCAACAGTTTAAAGATATTCACAAAGGGGCGGCTGATATTGTGGCCGAAGAGGCCCGCCGACTCGCACCAGTCAAAACGGGGCGATTACGTCAAAGCATTAGAACGTCTGGCACAAATAAAGGCGGAATAATTCGTATAGGCAAAAAAAAGATACCTTACGCCGGACGTGTCACCTTTGGAGACCCGACAAGCCTATACGGTCGTGTAGCTGGAGGCGGCGGCATAAAAATCAAAAGTAACCCGTTTTTTTATGATGCGGCAGACCGTGAATTTCTAAAAGTCGTAGACTACTATAACGTCGAGCTAGAAGAAATTCTGGATAGAGCGTTAAAGGCGTCAAAGGCGGCACCTGATGGCAGGTAAAAAAGCGTCTATAAGCATGTTGATTGGCGGAGACGCTGACGGGCTACGCAAAGCCACAAAACAAGCCACAAAAAGCCTAGACAAGTTCTCGAAAAACGCAGCAAAAGCGGCCGGTAACGTTGGCAAAGCGTTCGGAGTAATGGCCGGTGGTATAGCAATAGCAGCCACCAAGATAGGCACCACGGCAGTAAATTTAGCGTCTGATTTTGAAGAATCCATGTCAAAAACGGAAGCCGTCTTCGGTGACGCCATGGAAGGAATAAAAGCGGCTAGTAAATCAGCGGCTGAAGATGTTGGATTGTCCAGCTCAGAGTTTTTAGACGCCGCTAGCGGTTTTGGTGTTTTTGGTAAAGCCGCTGATTTAGGCGGTAAAGATTTAAGTACTTTTGCGTCTGATTTAGTTAAAACAGCCGCCGACGTGGCGAGTTTTAACAATCTTACAACCGGCGAAGCAATCGAGAAGCTAAGTGCCGGGCTACGTGGCAGCTCAGAACCGTTGCAGTCTTTAGGCATTTTGATAAACGCCGCACAAGTAGAAGCAAAAGCCCTAGAAATGGGTTTAGGTGACGTAAACGGCACCGTTTCAGAAGGCAGCAAGATTTTAGCCCGCCAAGCATTAATTATGGAGGCTCTAGGAAGTCAAGGAGCCACCGGGGACTTTTTGGCCACGTCTGACGGAATTGCGAACCAACAGCGCATTCTTGCGGCACGACTCAAAGACGTTGGTATTACGATCGGGCAACAACTCTTACCCATTGCGGCGAAACTAGCCGAAGCTGTTTCTAAATTAATAAAGAAGTTTGAAGAGTGGGCGCCAAAACTACAACAAGTTTTAGACCGCATAAAAGCGTTAGCCGAAAAACTAATGCCAAAACTTAAAACACAGTTTGATAAAGCAGTTAAAGCAATAAAACCGTTAATCGAAAAAGTCGTTGAATTTGTGAAGAAAAACCCTACGGCAGTAATCGCAGGAATCGCAAGTGCTCTAGCAATAGTGTTAGGCGGTGCAATCGTGGCGGCTGTTATCGCATTGGCAGGCATAGTTACCAGTTTCGGAGGCGTTGTTATAGCGATAGGTTTGGCGGTTGTTGCTTTAGTGCACTTTTGGGAAAATAGCCAAAAGTTCAGAGACATAGTGAACGGAGTATTTGAAGCAGTTAAAGCCGTAGCGATTCCCATTCTTGAAGGGATAATGGATACGCTAGACAACCTCAAAACAGTGTTTAAGGGTATAACTGACTTTCTTAAAGGCGTGTTTACAGGCGATTTTGATTTAGCTATGCAAGGTATAAAAGGCATTCTGTCCGGTGCTGTTAATCAGATGTTTGTTCCCTTGCGGACAATCAAAAAGGCTTTTATAAATTTCTTCAGTCTCGATACGGTACAAACAGGCATTTCTATCGCTTTAGATGCGATTATGCGAATGTTCAAGGCCATACCGGGCCGGGTGGCGTCTTTTGCTCGTGGAATGTTTGACGCAATACTTACCGAATTCGCGAAAGTGGCAAACGGCATTATCAATTTGTATAACAAAATTCCTATTTTGCCTGATGTGCCAACGATAGCGATACCACAGGCGGCGGCGCCTAGTCTCCCATCGTCCGCAGCTATTCGAGAACGTAGCTCTGCTTTAAGCGGCACAAACGGCACAGTGACAAACAACTATACGACCGTGCAAGTGCTCGATTATGAGTTTGAAGGGTTAGAGACATCTTTAAGGACTGGTAATCGTACAAACGGCGACGTAAACATAAACACCGGAATTTATTGATGGCTACGCCTACCCCTACCGTCAAGATTGGATTTATAGGCCCGGCGTTTAACAACGCTTTTACTTTAGACTCAGCTACAAACGGGCGGTTAGATAACACAGACTACGTGTTGGGTGGGACAGAGATCTTAGTAGACCTCACTAGCCGGACAACATCTTTAAGAGTCAAACGTGGCCGTAAAGACTTTACACAACCGTTCAGGACAGGAACAGCCACCCTAATTCTACGCAACATAGACGGCGAACTAGACCCGCTTAACACGTCAAGCATTTATTATCCGGGCGTGACGGTAGGCCGAACCGTGACGATTGATTGCAACGGTCAAAGCATATATAACGGCACCATAACAAACATAGAACTAGGTTATACCGTCAACGGTGACGCTTGGGTAGTAGTTCGAGCCGCCGACGGACTCGGAGATTTAGCAACTAGAGAAATAACCGACGGAACCGCTTTTACTGCTCAAAAATCGGGCGAACGAGTAACCGCCGTTTTAACAAACGCAGGCGTAAACTATCAAGGCACAAGTGCTATAAACGCAGGTTTAAGCGATTTAGCGGCCGAAACGTTAAGCAGTGCCACAAACGCACGTTCATATTTACGCAAAGTTATTAACAGCGAACAAGGTTATCTATATGGCAACCGTAGCGGTGTTTTAACTTTTGAAAATCGCTACGGCCCGTTAGCTGACACAAATAAAGCAACGTTTAGCGACGACGGCTCAGATATCGCCTATCAGCGCATAGATCGGCGAGTAGCGACCACCGAACTATTTAACCAACTATCGGCAAATAGAACGAGCCAAGACCCGGTATTAGTGAACAACACGAGCAGCCAGGACAGCTATGGAATACGTAACCTGAATTTAGGCGAAGTCTTAGTTTTAGATAACAGCACAGTAACCGACTTACTAGATTTAATGTTAGTAAAAACGGCTAGCACAGAAACCCGGATAGCAGAAATAACCGCCGTTTTAGACACGTTGAGCGGTAGCGACATAACAGCTATAGCGCAGCTGGAGCTAGTAGACAAAGTGACGGTAGAGTTTACGCCGCCGGGAACTAGTCAACAAATAGCGGCCAGCTCTATAGAATCTATAGAACACAATTTCAGTTTCGGCACTACGTGGCGTTGTACACTTGGGTTAATTCCTCAAATAGTTACTAGCTATTTAGTGCTCGATAATGCAACATTGGGACAATTAGACAATAATAGTTTAGGATTCTGACATGACTCAGGGATGGCAAAGCTTCACAACTGGAGAGGTCCTCACAAGTACCGCCATGAATCAGGTAGCGGCTAGCACGGTTAACGTGTTTGCGTCAGCGAGTGCGAGAGACGCAGCTATTCCGGGTTCAGATCTTGCAGAGGGTTTAATTTGTTATTTGTTAGACGATAACTCTATCTATACCTATAGCGGCGCAGCGTGGGAAATTAATGGGACCGGAACACTCACAGGGGTTACTTCCAGTAACGGCATAGCGGGCGGAGGTACTAGCGGGAGCGTAGCAATCACGTTGGACACTGACGCTAAGGGCGATCTACTGGTAGGGACTGGAGCGGACACGTCAACAAAACTTAGCGTAGGAACGAATACCCACGTTTTAACCGCTAACAGCTCGACCGCTAGCGGCCTAGAATGGTCCGCACCTACTACCGGCGATATTACAGGCGTAACGACCAGTAACGGCATAGCGGGCGGAGGTACCAGCGGGAGCGTAGCAATCACGTTGGATACTGACGCTAAAGGCGATTTGTTGGTAGGCACTGGAGCCGACACGTCAACAAAATTAGGAGTGGGTAGCAACAATCAGCTACTACAAGCCGACAGCTCAACCGCTAGCGGTCTAGTGTGGGCTACCGTTAGTAGCGGCGGCATGAGTCAAATCGCCACGGCCTCAATGTCGAACGTATCAAACGTGACCATTGATAGCATCCCGGACACGTTCCAATATTTACACTGTGAATACAGTTTCACGGTGCCAACAAGCGCTTTAGATTCCGGCGTATATATCAAATACCGTACGGGCGGCTCTGACCATTCCGGCGATTACACCTATGTAGTGCTTAAAAATTCAGGCGGCACGGCATCCACCGAAGCAAATGCCGCAAGTTTTGGTATTAAAATAGTTGGACTGGCAAAAGCTAGCACAAAAGTAGTCGGACAGTTCCAAATCTATAGTTACGCAAATAGCAGCGGCTCAACTATACCGTTAACCGTTTCTAGCAGCGGCTTTCAGTTAGCAGCAGCACAAAGCAACTTTAACACTACCGGCCGTAGTGAGGGCGATTGCGCAATTAGTGGTCTTACGTTGCAGCCGCACACAGCCACAACGTTAGCGACAGATTCAACAGCTCATTTCACAGTTTACGGAGTGTCATAAAATGAAAACAGCAATATTTGACGTTGCCACAGGCGTAGAAACGATAAGAGATTTAACGGCCGAAGAATTAGCAATTATTGAAAACGAACAGACACAGATAGAAGCCGTTCAAGCTGAAGAAGCAGAGCTAGCAGCACAAAAAACGAGTGCTAACGAAAAATTAGCGGCTTTAGGTTTAACCGCCGCAGAAATTGCAGCGTTAACAGGTTCTTAAATGGCTAATTGGGAAACGGCGTTAAAAGAAGCGGGTCTAAATGTGGAGGCCCGCCCGGGTTGGGAGACTAACGCCGCTAGCCGTTACAGTTTTGACCCAATAGGCATAATGCTGCATCACACGGCATCTAATAGGAACACGGGCCGCA